TCTGGCTGTTCGTCATCCTGCTGATTCTCGGCTACTTCCTGATCCGGGATGCCGTGAAGATGGGGATCATTTCGGCGTGGCGGTGGCGCGAACGGCAGGCCGCGAAGGACCTCGAGCGTGCCGCCAAGGAAGAGGCGCAGCTGCAAGCCAGCCGAGCCAAGGCCGCAGCCAGCCCGGCGTCGCCCGGTTCAGCGCCTCCTGCCGTCGCCGGCAGCCGCCGCACGGCTTCCTGACGCCCGCCGCCTTGGTTCCTGCCGCTACCGCGTCGCCCAGGCCGGGCTGCGGGCAGTCAGCCGGTGCGAGCTCGCCGTCGACCACGTGGAAACAGCGCGACCGCTTGGCGCCCTGCCAATGGAACGAGACCATGATCAGCCGAGCCGCTGCAGGTTGATGTACTGGGGTGGTTTCCATGTCGTTGGCGGTGCCACGGGAGTCAGGCCGTCCGCGCTGCAGACGGTCCCGCCGGCCAGCGTGCAGGCCGCCGATGCTCCAACGGTACTGACGCCGCCCGGATACGTGCATCGGACGAGCGCGTACTGACCCTCTGCAAAGTACTGCCCCGGAGCAACCCGACGGGCGTAATAGCAAATCCAAGTTCGCCTGACGGTGAAGGTTGCTTGATAGGAATCGCAGAAACCGCTGTCGGTGAAGTATGGATACTCGAACGAGTCGAAGTACTCGTACTCAACCTCGATCACTGTTCGGCAATCGCTGGTGGAAACGGTTGCCGTATTCCAAGTGCAGTTCGCGGAATCCCACTGCACGCCAGGCGTGACGAAGTTGATTCGGACGGCAGGGCTCTGAACGTTTGTGACGTCTGGGCATCCGTTAGCGTTCGGGCAGTCCTGATCGTCTGCGATCACGCCACCGCAAAAAGTCCACTCAATCGTCGCTGTGCCGCTGTCGGTCGGTGCGTCCTCGTCGATCATCGCCTCGCAGAGGTCGGCGATCTCGCAGACTCCAAGCGCGAACACATCTATCCCGAGTGCTTTCCGTCGGTAGGTCTGCCGACCGCATCCGCCGCGCTTGCAGTCAATAGCCGTTCCGCCGGCAACCGCCCCACTCCCCGCCGAGTCGCAGATGATGCCGTCGGCAGTGACAGACACCCGCCACCTGGTCGGGTTGGGCGGGAACAGCGGCTGCGGGCACGGCTGGCACGGGTACGGACCGCCGGGCTCCTCGCCCGCGCAGCAGCAGCGGCGTCGGCTCACTTCGCGTTCTTCCGGCACCACCAGAAGCCGACCCACGCACCGGCTGCGAGGATGGCGGCGATGAGGATGAGCGTCGAGGCGAAGTTACTTTCGGCGAGCATGGGCGACCTTTCGGGGATGCTTGGTGCGGAACGTCGCGCCGAGCGAGCAGCCGGCGGCGAAGGCGGCGGTGACGGTCACGATGATCCAGAGGATCAGGGTCTGGTCTTGGTTCATGTGCGGCTCACTTTTTGAGTCTGTAGACAATGGCAGCGACCGCCGCGAGGCCGACGGCCGCCGAGATGAACTGCATGGTCACCCACACCGGGCTCTCGTCATCGGAGACATAGGCGACGCTCTGGTGAACGGCTGCCGCGCTGTGCTCGATCTCCGCCAGCTCGAGCTGCGCCGCCTCGAGGTGGCCTCGAGCGCGAACGGCCGACGCGCGGACATCGTTCGCCTCGCGTGCGATGGTCGCGGTCGCCGAAGCGCAGCCGGTGAGCAGGAGGACGGCGGCGACGCGCTTCATGCCGGAACCCAGTCCTCGATGGCTTCATCCCATACCCAATGTCCAGAAGCTGGATACGGAACCGGAGGATTCCATTGGCAGGTCGCATCATCTAGAACCCAGCTGGCATACGGCCTTGGCGGGATGAATGCGTTCCGCACCTCGTCGTAGGAATAGCCAATGCCTGCGTAGTTCTTGCGGACACCGCCATCGGCCCATGTCTCAATCCATGTCCCTCCGAGATTTGCATCGCACCAGGCAATGCTCGGAGCCACGATGACCTGCACGACATTAGAACTTTCGATCTTTGCAGCAATCATGCCGTAAATGTCCCGCTGGAGGTGAGTGTGTGGGTGGTGAATCCGCCAGCCATACTGGTTGACCACGTTCCCGTAAATGCTGCCGTTGCGCTTGCATCACCCGAATACCGGATGACGACAACGCCGCTGCCGCCGTTTCCTCCTGCGGAACCGGTGCCAGAGCTTCCAGTCCCTCCTCCTCCGCCGCCTCCTCCCGTGTTGGCCGTTCCAGCAGATCCGGCAGATGGAGAAGAACCGCCGACGCCGCCGTTTCCGCCGCCCCCACTTCCGCCCGTTCCCGCGGACTGGCCGCTAGTCGCATAGATGCCACCACCGCCGCCACCGGCGTAGGTGACGCCGTTGTATGTCACTCCAGCGCCACCGTTACCAGTTCCGCTGTTTCCGACTGCACCGACCGCAGACATACCGCCACCACCGCCGCCGCGATATGGGGCGTTACTGCCAAGTCCGTATGCGCCACCATTGAATCCGATGCTGCCGGTTCCGCCGGTTCCGGATGGCCCACCGCCAGCACCGCCGCCGCAACCGCCATTTCCGCCATTGGATGCGCTTCCGGAGCCAGCCCCACCGCGACCGCCTCCGGTTGCAGTTGTCATTGTCGCAAATACGCTATCGCCGCCAACAGTGCCGACGTTGTTTCCAGCCGCCCCTCCTGCGCCGCCGCTGCCAATCGTCACGGCATATGTGGTGCCTGGCGTGAGGACAAATGCTGCGTCACGAATCAAACCGCCACCACCGCCGCCGCCTGCGGCGTAGTTGTTGGTCTGGCCGCCACCACCGCCACCACCGCCACCGACAACGAGCACTTCGGCGGTGTACGTACTAGATGCGGTAATTGCCGCCCGGCGCATCATCGAACCCATCATGCGATCACCTCGTTTGCGGTGCGGAAGCCGACGGTGTCGACGTGAAGGCTGTCGAGCGTCGCGTGGTCAAGCCAGATCGTCATGGTGCCCCACTGGTTTTCCTCCATGGAAGCAGTGTTCGCGGATGTCAGCGTGATTGTCGCCGTGCCGGCGGCTGCGGACACGACAGTCCCGGTGACATCGAAGTCCGGCTTCCCCCCAAACGCCTTGCCGCAGAACACGATCCCCTTCACCGTGTATCCGGTGAGGTTGAAGGCGGCACCGGTTGCGGTGTTCTTGACCGTGAACGAGAAGGTGACGGCCTCTCCTGGCACGATCACGGTGCCGAGGATCGGCGTGGCGAGCTCGAGGTTCATTCGCCCTCCTGGGTGAATTGGTTGTTCGCGAGGTCAGTGCAGCGGAACGGGTTTGGGCGGTCGAAGTAGGCCAGCGCCGTGCCGCTGGTCGTGTAGACCACCCGCACGTGGACCTTGGCCTCGAGGCCGGTCGTGACCCATCCGGGCGCCGCGTTGTCCCAGTGGCTGCCGACGGGTCCGAACGTGCTCGGCGGGATGCTGACGTCGGTTCCGTCCACCACTGTCGCGGTGTTGTGCCACTCGCGCAGGTTGAGCGCGTTGGAGTAGTTCCACCTCGAGTCCGACCCGTAGGTCACCACCGTACCGGTGCCAGGCGGCACGAACAGGCGCAGCGTGTAGGACCAGCGGTTGGGGCTGATCAGAGTGGCAGACAGCAGCTCGCACAGAGCCTCGTTCTGCACCGAGCCGCGCACGAGCTGCCGCTGTGCCCACGCGATGCCCTCGGCGTTCTCGCGCACGGCGACTGCCGACTCGGTCCAAAGGTTGCAGACCTCGTTGTTGGCCTTCCCGAACAGGCCCTGCGAGAAGATGGGGCGCTTGTAGGTCATAGGCGAGCCGGACGGGCGAGCGCGGTCTCGGCGACGATTGTGGTCGGCAGCATGGCAGCGTGGTCGGTCTTGGTCGGGTACGGCTGGTACCACCCGACGGCGCTCACCTGCTGCACCTGCTGACCTGCGACGGTCAGACCGGGCAGCAGGATCGGCTCGCCTGTCGCGTTTGGCACCGGGACCTGCTCGAGGTGGTTGATGTCATCGAACGTCCAGACATGGATCAGCCGCCATGTCTCCTGCTCCTGTGTGAGTGTGCATCCCCGGTAGAGCAGGCAGCCGACGGGATAGAAGCCGAACATCACCACCGAGTTCCGGGTGCCCTGATTCGTGATAAAGGTGTTGAACGGCGGATCGGTCGCGGTGGTCGATCCCGCTGTGGTGCGGTCCCACAGGTACTCGAGCTGGATCGTCTGGCCGGCGATTTCGCGCCTACGCGGCTGCCCGTTCAGGTCGACGCGAGTGCCGCCGATGTCGCTGGAAGGCGGCCACGCCGCGTCGCCGTTGGTCGGGAGGGCTGTCCAGGTGCGGTACTGCGCCAGGGTCCTGCTCGAGGCGTTGCGAGTCTGCCGGCAGAAGTACCCCATCGCCGCATACGGCTCTTGCACCACGCCGTAGGTTGCCTGGACGATCCACGTGTACGGCGCTGCGCGGTCCGGCGCGTAGGACACGTTGCGGCAAACTGCGAGCTTCATCCAAGCGTCGGTCGCGTGCAGGGCCGCCGGCGGCCGCAGACTTGGCTTGGGGACGTTGGCATTGGTCAGGATGGTCGGATCGCCGGGATAGGCCTCCGAGTCCGTCGCCGGCGTCCACCGTACTTGATAGGTGCAGCCGATGGTGTTCTCGTTCCCAGGCTGCTGCAGGTTGTAGACCCGCGATTCAGGCTTCTCGATGATGGTGACGGGCATCACTTGCCTCCCTTCAGCGAGCCGGCGATCTGCCTGAGCAGCTCGGTCTGCTGCTGGTCATAGGGCATGCCTCGGGTGTCACCGGGCATGCTCGCGAGGTCCCCGCCGGTCGCCCCGCCGAACCAGAAGCGCCCGACATCGTCCTGCGTGTTGAAGCTCATCACGGGGTTTGTCATCACGCGAGCCGGGATCTCGAGCAGCTTGTCCCATGCGGTGATGGCGTCCTGCTTGAGCGACTCCCATGCCGAGACCCCGCCGACCATGCTTCCGGCACGCTGCGCCTCGTCCATCATCGCCCGCTGCTTGATCTTCTCGGCGGCGGCGACGTCCAGACCGAGCGCCTGCCCAACTGCCATGTCCCGCTGCATCTGAACGACCTTGGTCTGCGCCTGCGCCGTGCGAGCCTCCGGGCTAAATCGGGCGGCCATCTGGTTGACCTCCTGCATGCGGCGGTCGACCTGCCCGACCACGCTCGACACGAGCTGGTACGCGCCCTGAATCACGCTCACCGCCGCGGACACGCTCGTCGCCGCCGCAGTCCGGCTCGCAGTCCTGTTCAGGCTCTCGAGCGAACGGTTCGCCGCCGCCACGCCCTGCTGGACGCCGCGGGGGTCGACCTCCGCCCAGATGACCGCCTTCATGCTCTTGTCAGCCATCGAAGTTTCCCTTCAGCCAGGGCATGACCTCGGTGGGCCGACGCCGCGTCAGCGCGCACGCGATCACCCCGAGCAGGTGCTCGCATCGCTCTGTCGTGGTCAGCTCCGAGGCCAATCCGGCGTCCATTGTCATCCTCTGCTCAGGGCTTCCGATGCGCCAGAGCCTTCGCTCGGCGCGTGTGTAGGGCGCGGCCGGTTGACCTCCTCGATGAGCTGCGCGGCGATCTCCGCGTCCAGCTCGCCGACGTTGGTGCCGGGCGCAAAGAGCGGCGACCCGTCCGGGAGGGTGCAGCACGCCGCCCACCAGTAGGGGTTCTGGTTGGACAGCGCGACGTCCGCCAGGCGCGGCCGGCGGACAACCACCGGCCCGATGCCGTCGATCTCGACCGTCCGGGGGACGGCCTTGCCGATCTTGGCCGGGTCGAGGCTCACTGCTGCTCCCAGGTCAGCTCCCAGACCGCCGCACCGGTGCCGTCATCTGAGATGGACGCGCTGGTGATCTGGATGTTGTAGGACCCGTAGGCCTGCGAACCCTGGTCGGTGTAGCTGAACGTCAGCGTCGCCCCGGTCGCCGCCGCGAGGTTGGCCGGATTCATGTGCGACCGGATTGCGTTGTCAACCGCTCCGTCGTTGCGGTACAGCGTCATCGTCCCAGAGCGCCGGATACGGCCCGGGGCGCGCTTTTCGACAAAGTCGCCAATCTGGGTCACGTCGAGGGACGCGCGCTCGAGGTTGACCGTGACGGACTTGCAGGTGACGGCCGTCTGGCCGCTGAACGAGAGTGATCCGCCGTAGCCTGCGATGAGTGCCATTAGTTCTCCCTTGCGATGATGGTGAGCGTGAGTGAAAGGATGCGCTCAGCGTCCTGCTGACCGTCATCCGGCGTTTCCGTGCGAGAGGCCGCGGCCGCCCCGACCAGGACGAGCGTGTAGTCGCCGGTATTCATCGGGCCCGTAAACTCGGCGATGACGCTGTCGGCCACGGACGCAGCGTCGAGCGCCTTGTCCGCAATGCAGTCGACCTGGGCAGTGACGTTCCAGACCTGTTTCACGACGCCCTGAACGACCATGGCGGCGTCGGCGTTGGTGACGTCGAACACGATGCTCGGCGTCTGGTCGCCGGCGGTCCTGAGACCAAGAGAGACAGGGACGCCGACCGCGTCTAGCAGCTCCTTGATCTCGGAGGTGATTTCAACGAGTCCCACGGCGGCCTCCGTTCTCGAGCAGGCGGCGCGCCTCGGCGAGCACCTCGCGGGTGATGTCTGCCATCACGCGGCCGAGGTTGCTCTGGGCGTAGTTGAAGAATCGGCGGTTGCCCGGCTTGAAGCCGACGGTGGCGGCGATGACCGGCTTGTCCCGGCCGATTCGCCCTGCCTTGCCCTTGTTCGTGTACCGCCCGGAGCTGCCGTAGTGCCGGAATCCGCCCTCGAGCAGGTGGAACACCCGCTGACGTCCCTTGGCGCGTGCCCCGCCCTTGCGCCCGTACTGGACGCCGAGCCGGACCACCAGGGGAGCCGTGGGACCAGCCCCGCCGCGGCGCACTTCAAACTTGGTCGCCGCCGCAATCGCTCGCCGGTGCAGCTTGCGGCCGCGACCGGGTGCGGAGGTGGCCACGGCCTTCAGCGCCCGTGCGTGGGGCGACATGGCCCGGCGAATGCCGTTCTTGCGGGCGCGCTCGTTCAGCCGTTCCGGGAGCTTCGCCAGCGCCTCGCGCACGGCCCGGTCATCGACCGTCAGGCGGACCTGATTTCGGCGCTGAAAGAGGTTCACAGGATGACCTCCGTGGCGACCACACGAAGCCGCTTCCTGCGTCCGGCGTCGGGGTCGACCACGCTCGACACGTTGAACTCGCGCCCGCTGAGCAGCAGCCGGCATCGGGCCGTGAGCGACGGGTAGTAAGCGGTCTCGATCTCGAGGTCGGTACGGACGGCGACTCCCATATCGTCAATGACTTCGCGCTGCGACGGCTTGATCATGCCGCGGACGTAGCCCACGGTCGACCACGTGATCGTCGCCTGCCCGACGGCGTCGGCGGCGGCGGTAGGCGCCTGCACCGTGAAGATGTCGCGCCAGAAGCCGCAGCCGGCCATGGGTCACCTATCCGATGCTGTTGTCGGAGTGCATCCGACGGATGGTCTGAATGAACGGGTGCGGCTCCGGGGTGACCGCATCGTCGCCTCGGAACGCCTCGAGGTGGCCGACCTGCAGGCGGACGGCCATCCACTCCTCCTCCGTCATGTCCTCCGGTGCGCGACCGGTCGCCGATTCCCACGCCGAGAGAGCGGCGCGGAGCCCGGCGGCGATGGCCGGATCGTCCTCGTTGTGAGGCTTCTTCAGCCAGGCGCGGAGGTCGATGAGGTTGGTCGGGATCGCGCTCATGGCACCTCAACCGGGAGGGTGGAGCCGAAGCCCCACCCTCCCGAGCTGCATGGAGGAGGTTTGATCAGGTCAGCGTGATCTTGAACTGCGTCACCGCCTTGGCGCGGGTGATCTTCGAGTTCGCGAACACCATGCCCTGGAACTTGACGCGGCCCGTGCCGGCGAGGGTGATCTCGTCGCGGATGAGGCCCATGTTGCCCCACTCGACGCACGCGAACGCCTCGCGGATGGAGCCGAACACGAGCGGGGTGTTGTTGCCCGCGGCCGTGATCTTCGCCGGCGCCCAGGGCGCGATGTAGACCGGGCGGCCCATGAGGGTCTTGTCGGCGGCGCCCGTCAGACCAGCGTCAGCCGACGGCTGGAATACCGGCACGTTGCTGCCGGACGCGGCCTTCAGCATCGCGATGGCGGCGTAGGCGTCCTGCGACATGACCCACACCGACTCATCGAAGTACTCGCTCGGGAGCGAGCGGTAGCGGATCTCGCTCAGCTTGTCGACCGTGAAAGCCGCGTCCCACGCCGTCGAGCTCGCCGCGGCCGACGCCGTCACCTGGTTGGTGGCGGTGTCGTTCACGAACAGGCCCTTCGGCTGGTTGGTGCCCGAGCCCAGGGTGTAGCCGTACTCGAGGCCGCGCGCCATCTGCCGCTGCAGGTGGTCGATCACCTCGGCCTCGACGTCGAAGTCGGCCTGCTTGATGAGCCAATGGCTGACTTCGCTCTTCGGCAGACCGCCGATGGGCGGGAGGTTCACCTCGTTGTAGTCGCCGTCGTACGCCTGTGCGACCGCGCTCGCCTCGGTGGTCCAGAACTGGGTGACCGCGGCGCGGGTCTCCTGGTTGTTGTAGCGGAGCGTGACGTTGCCGCGCGCGCCGGTGCGGAGGTCGGCGAGGTTCCGGACCACGGTCTTGGCGGCCAGGTACTTCATGACCTGCTGCTCGTAGAGCTTGGGCACCAGCACGCCCGAGGCGCTCGAGGTCAGCAGCTCGCGGGTCTCGGGCGCCCGGCCGCCGCGGCACCACGCGACGAACTGGTCGCGGTACTCGCGGCTGTCGCGCCACTCCTCCTGCTGCTCGCGGCGCTCGGCCACGCGCTTGGCGGGGGTGGCGGCGACCTGCACGCCGGCGTCCTTGGCGAGCAGCGCGGCGCGCTCCTCGACCATTTCCTCAATCTGAGCCCGCAGGTCCGCGTGCTCGTCCGTACCGGCTTCCACTGCCTTCTCTGCGTCCCGAAGCTCGGCGAGCTTCAGGTTCATCGTCCTGATGTTCACGGTGTTTCCCTTTGTGATGATGGTGGGTGCGGGCTGCGACCGAGCCTCGGCCGAGGTGCCCGCGTAGGCCCCGACCTCCACAAGTGAGATTTCCCGCAGGTCGACGCTCTTCAGCGTGCGGTCCCTGCCGGACCATTGGTCGCCGCCTTCCGGCACCCGGAAGCCGAACGACATTTCCGAAACGACGCCGCGCTTGACCAGGTCAAGGATGTCCTGGTCGCGCTGGCTCTCCCCGAGCGTCGCCGTGTACTTGAGACCGCGCTCGTCGCTCTCGAGCACGAGCGTCCCGCTCTTGGTGTTCGCGATGATTTGCTTGCTGTCGTGCATGAACCAGAGGGACGCACCCTTCTGGATCGCCGCGTCGAACGCGCCGGGCGCGATCTGCTCGCGGAACTCGCCGCGCGAGCCCATGAGCGGCTTGCTCCAGCTGTTGTAGAGCGCCGCGTAGCCGGTCAGGGTGCGACCCTCGACCGTGCCGATGGGTGCGGAGCGGACTTCAAGCATTCGGGTCCTCCTGGTCGGCCTGCTGGTCGGCGGCCGGGTCGGTGATGCCCGAGATGACCGGCGCGGGCGTGTCGAGGCCCTCGACGGGCGGAAGGCCCATGCGCCGGCGGGCGTCGTTGGGCGCAAGCACGCCGACCTGCACCAGCTGCGCGTAGGCGCGACCGGCGGTGCGGAAGTCGCCGATGGTGATGGGCGTCAGGTCCGTGCGGAGGGTCTCGCCGGGCGCGAGAAGCTTGCGGGTGATCTCGGTGTCGATGCCGGCGACGAACGGCGCCAGGCAGTGCGTGACGTAGGCCTGCGCGACCTCGGGCTGGCTGCGTCCCTCGCCCTGCCACAGCAGCTGCGGCGGGATGCCGAAGGCGCGGGCGACGTCCTCGACGCCCATGCGCTTCGCGTCGAACAGCCGGCTGGCGGCGTCGGCAGCGAGCTGCGCCGCCTTCATGCCCTCGCCGAAGAACGCGGGCGTGGCGACCTTCTCGCCGCCGTAGTGCTGTTCCGCCCACTTCGTCCGCATCTGGTCGCGGGCGTTGGCCGTCAGTGGCCCGGGGTGTTCCACGGCGAGCTTTCCGACAAAGCCGGTTTTCGCGAGTTCCTCCGCAACCTGGTCGAGGATGGCTTGGGTCGACAGGACGCGGCGGCACTGGATAACGGGAGACACCCCGAGCCACGGCGAGAGGGGATCGGTGAGGGCGCGGATGTGGATGAGGTTTGCGTCATCCACCGCCCGGTCGTTGATCTTGTAGCGCGCCTGCGTCCCGTTGAGCTCGACGGTGACCGCGCTCGAGTCGATGGGGTCCAGGGCGACCGGCGCGCCAGTGGTGAGGTCGCGGCGGATGAACAGGAATCCATTTCCGTGCGTGAGCGCGCTGGTGGCGATCCACCGGCGCAGCTCGAAGCCGCTCAGGAACGACGCGCTGTCACCCTTCAGCAGCTCGACGGCCGGCGAGTCCTCGACCACGGAGCCGTCCCGGCGCGTGACCGTCATGTCGAGCCGCGCCGAGTCGGTGGCGATCAGGTTGATCGCCCGCACGATGGACGGCACGCCGAGCAGGTCGACGCTCAGGTTCTGCAGGCTCGACGTATCGAACACCACCACCGCGTTGGTGGTGAACGAACGGAAGAAGCGGCCGAGCCACGACGCCATCCCGCCATGTTCGGGCAGTCCCCGCGCGATTCAAGGGGCGCGGCAGACTCGCAGCATTCACGGAATGCGCGCGGCGTCAGATTGTGCAGACCGTGCGACTACTACGCGCTTACCAATCAGAACCCGGGCTGTGATTCGTACATGCTGCCGCCCATGATCTCGAGGTCGTGCAGGACACGGGCGGCCATGACCTGCGCGGTGACTGCGTCGATGTTGCTCGTGCTGCGCTGCTTGACGGGCATCGCAAGCCCCGTCAGGCCCACGTAGAGCCGGGCGGACGCCAGGCACGCCCGCAGCACCGGGTCGGGCTTGCACCGGACGCGCTCCGAGCGAATCCAATCGCTCCAGATCGCCCAGCCGCCGCCCATCCAGACGATGGTCTGGGGGGCCTTGTGCCACTTCCATCCGTGTTTCCGCTCCATCTGCGCGGCCCACGCAGACGCCTTGCCGACCGGGTCCGCGATGAACGCCCGGATCTCAAAGCGCCGGCAGATGTCGACCAGCCGCGCCTCGACGGCGTCGAAGTCAATCGTCGGGCCGCCGCAGTTGGTCAGGTGCCCGTCAGCCACCCACCGGCTGAGCGGCTGCCTTGTCCGGCGCTCGTCGTGCAGGATGTCCGTCCCCGCCCACCAGTGGTAGCCCTGCGTGTGGATCTTCGCACCGTCCCAGACGGCGACGCACATGCTCGTCAGGTCGCACTGGCTGCCCTGGGCGAATCCGCCCTGGCTGAAGTCGACCGCAACCACGCCGGGCGCAC